TACAGAATGCTAGAGGAAAAACAAAAGGAAGTGCATAATCTCCAGATGAGGTTAAAGAAATGCATTGAGGAAAAAGAGAAGCTCAAGAATGGCAAGTAATATCCCAGGACTAAAACTCGACTTTAGTAAATCGCCTACTGTGTGGAAGTTCCTTAATGACAACTCCTTCGTCAGAGGCATGATTGGTCCTGTCGGTTCTGGGAAATCGTATGCCTGCTGTGCTGAGATATTCAAAAGAGCTGTCCAACAAAAACCGAGTAAGAGAGATGGTATCAAGTATTCTCGATTTGTTATTGTAAGGAACTCGTATCCGATGTTAAAAACTACGACACTCAAAACGTGGCTTGAATTATTTCCAGAGCATATCTATGGACCTGTTCGCAACTCACCACCGATAACACATCACATAAAATTACCGAGTCGAGAAGGAGCTGCAGGCATTGACCTGGAGGTAATCTTCTTAGCACTAGATCAACCTAAAGATGTCCGTAAGTTATTATCTCTTGAAGTTACAGGAGGATGGATCAATGAGGCAAGGGAGCTACCAAAGTCAATAGTCGATGGTCTGACTCATAGGGTAGGGCGATATCCTGTGAAGGATGATGGTGGTCCGACATGGCGAGGAGTTATTCTGGATACTAACCCATGCGATGATGATCATTGGATATATAGATTATCCGAGAAAGAACCGCCGAAAGGAAAGTTTGCGTGGAAATTTTTCCGACAACCGCCTGGAGTATTCGAGGCGAAGGAAGTGCCAGAAGAAATGCCAGAGGCTCAAGGCTTTGTACATTCCGCAGGTAAATGGTGGCAGACGAATGATAAGGCTGAGAATCTCAATAATCTACCTGTTGGATATTACGAGCAGCTTCTCGGTGGTAAGAATCTCGATTGGATACGTTGTTATGCCGAGGGTAAGTTTACTTATGTACAAGAGGGCAAGCCTGTATGGAGTGAGTATGACGATGCAAGTATGGTCGATGATTGTCAGATATTAGATGGAGTACCGATACAGATCGGACTTGACTTTGGATTAACACCTGCCGCTGTATTTGCCCAGAGAACTCCGAAGGGTGTATGGAATGTATTACATGAGCTTGTAACTTTCGATATGGGGTTAGAACGATTCTGCACATTGCTGAAAGAGGATATCGATAGATTCTTTCCGAAGCATGAGTTGCAGATATGGGGTGATCCTGCAGGTATGCAACGTGACCAGATATTCGAGAATACAAGTTTTGAACATCTTAAAACTCATGGACTCTTTGCCAAACCTACTGCGACTAATGATTTTAGAACGAGACGAGAAGCATTGGCAATGCCGATGACGAGGTTAGTTGAGAACAAGCCTGGTTTCAGAATAGATCGCAAATGTGTTCGCTTGAGAAAATCGCTAAGTGGGGGATACCATTTTAAGAGGGTAGCTATTGGAGCAGGGCAAGAAAGATTTAGGGATACACCGAACAAGAATGAGCATTCGCATATCGGAGATGCTGCAGGATATTGTCTGCTCGGAGGCGGAGAGCATAGACGAATGACCAAGGGTAATAGACCACACCTCAAACCGATGGTTGCTAAAATAGATTTTGATCCGTTAGCATGATATATTTATTTATCGAATCTATTGCCACGCTCACCGCTATAATTTCTATTTATCTTTATGGCAATGGGTGGAAGTATTCTGGATACTTTGGTTTGTTCTCGCAATTTTGGTGGATACTATTTACCTACATCAATGACCATAAGACCCTATACTTTCTCTGCCTGTGTATGTGCATAACCCATATCCGCAACATAAGGAAAATGAATAAATGACATTTACTTGCGAAGAATTAAACCAGGCAACAAATCTGGATGGAGTCGATTATAAATTTATTCCGTTTCATTATACCCATCTAAAAATGATGGAGTTTCGAGAGTCCGAACATTCTCTTATGAACAGCTTTGTAGATTACGAAGAGAAAATAAAAACGTGTCCGATGGAGGGGTTGTCATTTAGTGGGGTATCCTTTGGAGACATTGCCTGTTGTTTTGGCATACTGCCTTTATGGGAAGGAGTATATGAGGCATGGCTGTTACCATGCAAAGACCTAACCAAAAATAAATTTAAGTTTCATAGAGCAAGTCTCAAGTTTTTTGAATACGTTGCAAAACGCTTAAATATTCATAGATTACAGATAAATGTTAGTAGTCAGAATTGCCTAGCATACAAGTGGGCTAAAAAGTGTTACTTTACTGAGGAAGGATTGTTACGAAAGTTCGGTCCAGATAAAACTGACTTTTATATTATGAGTCGATTGTTTAATGATAAGGAGTAGATATGGGCGGATTTTTTTCAGCACCAAAACCAAAAGCACCTCCAGGTCCTTCTAAAGCCGAGCTTGATGCTATAGCTCGTAGAGAAAGACAGGCGGAGCAAACTAAAGCCAGAGAATCTAGAGAGATTGCAGCTCGTAAAAGAACGAGACGTGGTTCTCAAGGACTGATGACAGCTTTCATAGGTAGAAAACCAGAAGATCAAGGGGGGCAACAGACTCTCGGTCCAAGCAGGAATCCAAGAGACTATGGTTAAGAAATATATTAGAAACCCTAAAAAAAGGAGAGACGATGCCGAAAGTAATGTATAAAACTAAAGATGGTATGAAAACCAAAATGTTTCCGTACAATAAATCTGGGGTAGATAAAGCCAAGTCATTCGCCAAATTAGTGAATGGTAAGGTTGAAATGTCTATGAAAAACTCTAAGATGAAGTATGCTAAAAAAACACAAAAATCCTAAAGGTGGTCTGACTCAAGCAGGCAGAGATTTCTTCAAGAGAAAAGAGGGAGCTAATCTAAAACCACCTGTTAAGAAGGGAGTTAATCCGAGACGTGTTAGTTTCGCAGCTCGCTTTGCAGGAATGAAAGGCCCTATGAAAAAACCAGACGGAACACCAAGCAGAAAAGCCTTAGCCCTACGAGCATGGGGTTTTAGGAACGAAGAGTCAGCTCGTAACTTTGCTAACAAACATAAGAAGGCATAATGGCAGAATACAACGCAGAACAACGAAAAAAAAAAGTTTTAAGTGATTTATATAGTCGTCCACCATTTGGCACTCTTCTCTATCTTATGGTTAAAAAAGGTTTTGCTAAAATTAATACAGGTATAGAAGAAGATGGTCAAAATAAAATTCGTACAAATCAAGTTCGATCTGTAGGATCAAGTAACATACCAACAGGAAGAGCAAATCTGAGAGTTAAAAGACGTCCACTAATGAAAGCTAAGAGGACATAATGGCAAAATTAAACGCACAACAATTAAAAAGAAAATACGATTTAAGTAATAGTCATAAGGACAATTGGCGATCAATTTACGAAGACGCATACAGGTATGCCCTGCCCATGAGGAATCTCTACGATGGGTACTACGAATCCAATACACCAGGTCAAGATAAGATGGCGAGAGTGTTTGACTCTACCGCTATAGATAGTACGCAAAAATTTGCGAATAGATTGCAGAGTGGATTGTTCCCACCTGCTACTCAGTGGTGTCGTTTAGTGCCTGGTGCTGAGATACCAAAAGAAAGGCAAATAGAAACGCAACAGATTTTAGATGGCTATAACAATAGAATGTTCGATGTAATGCGACAATCTAATTTTGACCAGGCTATGGGCGAATTTCTTCTTGAACTTGCCATTGGCAGTGCAATAATGCTGATCCAACCTGGAGATGAAGTGACTCCGATTCGTTACACTGCTGTACCGACATTCTTAGTTACCTTTGAGGAAGGTCCATTCGGCACTGTTGATAAAGTCTATAGAAGAATGAAAAAACCTTACGGAGTATTAGATCAAGAATTTCCAGATGTAAAAATACCCCAAGATATGAAGAACAGTTATCAAGGTCGAGAAAGCGAGATGGTTGAGCTGATCGAGGGTACCTACTACGACAAGGATACAGGTAAATATCATTATCAGATTGTTGATTATAATGGAAAGCATGAGCTTGTTTATAGAGAGTTAAAATCATTTCCTTGGGTGGTAGCACGTTACATGAAAGCTGCTAACGAAAGATATGGTCGAGGACCTGTACTTACTGCCTTACCAGATATTAAAACATTGAACAGAGTATTAGA